ACCGATGGGTTCGTCTACCCTACTGAGTGCTACAACCACTACTAGCACGGTATCGGTGACCGCATCTAGCCCGTCTAATCAACTGATGATTTCAAATACAGGCAACGTCGCTGTGTTTCTAAACATTAGTGCCGCTAGTTCGGTCACAGCCGTGTTACCTACTGCGGGTACACCCCAGGCTGGTGTATCTATACCGGCTGGTAGCATAAAAGTGATTAGTAACCTACAAATATCCAATACAACTGTGTATGTAGCTGGTATCACGGCTACTGGTACAGCCTCTGTTTATCTTGTTGCTGGAGAAGGACTATGAATATCAAAGAAAAATTGCAAGCTGATTTAGATGCTGCCAGAGCGCAAGTTGCTATTCTTGAACAACAAATTGCTAACCTGCCTTTAGAGATTGAAACCCTTGCTGTCGAGTCTTGGGACAAAATTAGAGATTTTTTTAAGGGGCTATAACATGGACCCGATTACCGCTATTGTTACTGTTGGTTCACAACTGATCGAACGCTTGTTTCCTGATCCTGCTCAAGCAGCAGAGGCCAAGCTCAAACTGGTTGAATTGCAACAAAATGGTGACCTAGCGGCTATTGCAGGTCAAATGGACATCAACAAGGTTGAAGCGTCTAACGCCTCGGTGTTTGTTTCAGGCTGGCGGCCCTTTGTGGGCTGGGTGTGCGGGTTTGGACTTGGTTATGTTGCCATCATTGAGCCAATTGCTCGGTTTGTAGCAACCATGACGGGTTACACCGGTGCATTTCCAGCTATTGATACAACACTCACGATGCAAGTGCTGATTGGTATGCTGGGTATGGGCGGATTACGCTCCTTAGATAAAGCCAAAGGTGTTGCGTCAAAATAATGGTTACTGCTAAAAAATCTGCAGTTAAAAAGACGGTGAAACGAACTACAAGACGATCACCGCCTAAACAAGATTTTTTCGATAAAGTAATTGATTTAATTAAGTGGATTGACAGCCCGTTTAAATTAGTTACGGTGGTGCTGATTTCGTTTATTGCTTTTGCTGGTTATTTCGCTTGGGATTCTCGACAGGTCATTTTGAGTGCGATTGCAGCCAAGAAAACCGAAATGAAAGAAGTACCGGCAATTGAGGCAATATCCAAAAATTTATTGTATGACCTAAGCGCAGATGTGGTCGTGGTTAATGCTGTAAACCTGCAGGCAAATAGCCGAAGCACATTGTTGGTGCTGAGCAATCAGGGTAGAGATAAAGCCTTGGAGGGGTCAATCAACGCATTATTTACTAGCGTTCCCGAGCATAACAAATCCGTCATTACAATGTTTCAGGGTGAAGTTTCCTGTGAACCATTTATTCCAGCATCAAAACTTGGGGATTTTGCCATCAAGCACGGTGTGACATATATGTGCAGAGGTTCTGTTCCGCCAGAAATGGGACGGTTTGTAGGCTATATCGCTGTTGGCTTCGCAGTCCAACCCAAAGATGTAGCGCAAGTCAAAGCTCGGATTAACCTTGCAAGTACGGAGATGGCTAAGTGATAACTAAAAACCTTTTGGTTGACAGCGGCACTTGCTCAGACGCAATGGCGGATATGTGGCTGGATGCATTGAATGCAACTTGCGAAAAGTACGAAATCAACACCCCAGAGCGGGTAGCTGGTTTTTTGTCCCAAGCTGCCCACGAGTCTGGTGGATTCAAGTTTGTGGCGGAAAACCTAAATTATTCCGCACCTGCCCTGCGCTCCATCTTTGGTAAGTATTTTCCTGACGATTCAGTAGCAAATGCCTACGCCCGTAATCCAGAAAAGATAGCAAATAGAATATATGCAAACAGGATGGGCAATGGTGACGAAGCTTCTGGGGAAGGTTTTAAGTACCGTGGTCGAGGGCTTATTCAACTCACGGGCAAGGATAATTATGTTGCATTTGGTAACGCTACTGGGGTGGACGCTGTTAATAATCCTGCTCTTGTTGAACATCCTGAAGCGGCGGCTCTATCTGCTGGCTGGTTTTGGAGTACTCGCCACCTTAATAATTATGCTGATGTAAAAGACGTGGTTGGCATGACAAAACGAGTAAACGGCGGTACAAACGGCTTGGATGATCGCCAAATGCGTTATGCCAAGATCATGGACTATTTTAATGCACAGGGGTAAAATTAAGGCGTGTCGGTTTGTTAAAAACTGAGCCGAACCTTACTTGGGACAACTGACATGACCGCATCTTTTGCTTTAACTTACGACAATCTAGTGACTGCCGTGGAGCAGTACTTAGAACGTAGTGACGCCTCTGTCGTTCAGCAAATCCCCACATTTATTACCCTAGCTGAGTTTGAAATCGCTCAGCAGATTAAGACGCTCGGTCAAATTGAAGTCGCGCAGGGTTATATGGAACCGAATAATCCGGTTATCCCCAAGCCCGCGCGTTGGCGCAAAACTGTGTCCATGAGCGTGGTTGACTCCACGGGTGAACGTGTTCCGGTGTACCTTAGAAAGTACGAATACCTTACCAATTACAATGCAGAAAGCCCATCGGGTTTACCCTTATATTACGGGGATTATGATTATGATAACTGGTATGTTTCACCAATCCCTGACCAAGCTTACCAATTTGAAGTCTTGGTTTATCAGCGTCTGCAACCACTGTCTTCAACGAATCAGACGAATTGGCTGACCAATAATGCGCCAAATGCGATGTTATTTGGCACGCTTTTACAAGCATCTATTTACGTCACAAACGATGCTCGATTGCAGTTATTCCAACAAAAATACGACGTGGCGATGCAAGCCTTGAAAGCAGAAGACGTGGCTCGTGTGGGCGATAGATCGGCTATCGCTGTGGATTCCTAGAGGTAATTATGACGTCATACGTTAATCCATTGACCGGTCAGACCATTAGCCCTTCACAGGTGGGCTATGAGGCGCTGACAATATCGACGAGCACAGTGCTTAACTGGCCTATCAACAGCTCATACACCACTGACACGCCTACCGTTGCGGCAATTATGCAGGTGACGGCAACTGCCGTAGGGCTTGATCTGCTCATGCCACCGGCTAATCAGGTGTCTACTGGTCAAGCGGTCTTAATTGAGAACGTCGGTACGATTCCTTTCACAGTAACGGACAACTCAGGCAATACTATTATTGTCGTGAACTCCACGCTAGCGCAGTATGTATTCCTGACCGATAACTCCACGATAAATGGAATTTGGTCAAGCATCGGATTTAATGCAAGCGGCTCATCGTCTAGCGCTGCTGCGCTTGCAGGTTACGGTCTTGAGGCTATTGGCAACACGCTTAATACGGTTTTCTATGAAGGCACAATCGCTTCAAGCACAAGCCTTACTTCAACTTATCAGTCCCAGTTTTTGGTTTGGACGGGCGGTGTAGGAACGATTACATTCCCATCAAGTGCATCGGCAGGCATAGGTAATGGCTGGTTTGTTGCCCTAAGAAACGGCGGCACGGGTACGCTCACTTTGACGCCATCCGGCACCGATACGATTGACGGCAATTCTAATAAGCAAATCAACCCGACCGAGTCGTTGGTGATCGTTTCCAACGGCACGAACGGATGGTCAACCTTTGCTTATGGTCGCAATAACAACTTCATTTACACGCAGTTGGCAATTGGCGTGACTGGTGGCACATTAACTTTGTCGGCTACGCAATATGCCAACGTCGTGCAGACCTACACAGGTACGCTTACATCCAACCAGATCGTCATTCTGCCTTCTACGGTGCAGATTTACTACGTTGAGAATTCAACTAGCGGGTCATACTCGTTGACCTTTAAGACCTCATCGATGACAGGCTCAACAGTATCTGTACCCCAAGGCCAGACGCTTACTATTATTTGTGATGGCACGAACGTATATAACGCCTCAAGCGCTGCGGCAAGTTCATTAACCACGCTGACAATTAACTCAGGCTCGGCGACCAACCCGTCGCTAAACTTTTCTGGCGATACAAACACCGGTTTTTATCACCCGGGTTCAGGTCAGCTCGGTTTTGCCCTATCTGGTGCAAATGCCATGACGCTTAATAGCTCGGGGTTGACAGTTGTGAATGGTATTAGCGGAGGTATGTTTTGACTAAGCAAGTCCTGTCGCTGAAGATACCTCCCGGTATTCAACGGGATGGTACGATCCTCGATGCGCCGTCTTATGTCGATGGCTCATGGGTTCGTTTTCAGCGTGGTCGTCCTCGCAAAATGTGGGGTTATAACGCCATTTTCCAGAATGCTACAGGGGTTTCCCGTGGCATGGTGATGAGTTCATATAACGAGGTCAACTACGTCTACTCGGGCTATAACGGTGGACTTCAGTATTGGTCAACAAGCAATAACGGTGGCGTGGGGTCTGGCCCATACCCCATCACGATGTCTGGGTTTACATCTAGCCCAAATAACTTATGGCAGTTTGACATTGGATATGACTCCAACGGCGGCGGAGCTACAACAATCGTTGCTCACCCCGGTCAGAACCTCAATGACATTAGTAGCACTGTCGATACCCCGGTGTTGTACGGCACATTTCCCGGCGGATCGTTATCTGAGGTAGGTCAATTTACCGCCTCCGTAGCGCTCACAAACGGCACAAATACTGGCGTGATTACTGGTGTGAATGGTTTGGTATACCCCGGACAGTTAGTAATAGGCGCAGGGTTCGTCGCTGGCACAACGGTAACCCAAGCCATCGTAAATAGTGGCAATACTGACCTGACATTTTCAAATAACTATACAGGCACGACTGGCACTGAAACATTGACATTCGATAATCAGATTAGTGTGTCAGGTGGGTGCTGCATTATTTATCCTTATTTGTTTGTATACGGCAATAATGGATTGATTCAGAACTCGTCGGCGGGTAATTTTCAGAACTGGGTGGCAGCAGATGCGAATGCGAACAACGTCGCTACTGGCAAGATTGTTAAGGGTATGCCTCTGCGTGGCGGTACTACTTCCCCTAGTGGCTTGTTCTGGTCTTTGGACAGTATCATTCGGGTTTATTACAACCCAGTCTCGGTAGGCTCAGGCTCAACCACCAGTACGACGTACTGGGGTTACGACCTGATTAGCTGCCAATCATCACTACTTTCTTCATCCTCCATTATTGAATACGACGGTATTTTCTACTGGTGCGGTACAGACAGATTCCTTTGCTACAACGGTATCGTGCAGGAAATGCAAAACACGATGAACATGAACTACTTTTTTGACAATCTGAACTATGCTCAGCGTCAGAAAGTATGGGTATCAAAAGTGCCACGTTGGGGTGAGATTTGGTGGTTTTACCCTCGAGGCGATGCTACAGAATGCAATGACGCCATTATTTACAATGTGCGTGAAAAGACTTGGTACGATGCTGGTCAGGCGCTAGGCGCAAGACGCTCCGCAGGTGTGTTTACAGAAGTGTTCAGATTCCCCGTTTGGGCAGGCAATGATGAGGATACTAACGGGAACACTATCTTGTGGCAACATGAGACAGGTGTAGATCAAATCTACCAGAACACGCAAACAGCAATTCAAAGTTACTTTGAAACCAATAGCATTGGGTATAACACGGGTGGGCCGGGGCTTTCCCGCCAGACCGTGCAAGGTCAAAACAACTGGATGAGAATAGAGCGTGTTGAACCTGATTTCATCCAGTCCGGTGAAATGGACATCTACGTTACTGGACGTAGTTATGCGGATGATAATGATCAGGTGAGTGGTCCGTATCCGTTTGACCCCACGACGTTAAAAGTTGATATGCGTGAGCAGCGCCGTGAGCCTAGATTAAAGTTTAATAGTAACGTCGTAGGTGGCGATTATCAGATGGGTAATGTTTTAATATCCGCTGAAATCAGTGATGTTCGTGGTACAGGTAACCCATGATAGTCTATGATCCCCGTGGGCATGACTGGAATCATTGGTGCGCTCGCATGAATGAGTTGTTTGCGGCGAACCAGCTCGGCACGGTGCCAGAGGATCAATGGCGCAGCTGGGCGGAAGGTATGTTAGGAATTGGGTATTTTAATAGTTCTGCCGTTGCAGACCCTAGGTTATTTAGTACTTGGCAAGAATGGGCAGAACGTATGGTAGAGGCAATGACAGTGTTGCCTATTACAGGTAAAGGCTGATTATGGCATGGTCACAAGTTCAATCTGGCGATGGGAGCACTTATTACGTAAGTGATACGGGGGAGACGTCCAATGACCCGTCCGTGATGAGTAATCAGAGCTTGGCTTCACAGCCTGTTACTGCGCAAAATGTTGCACAGGCATACCAACAGGTAATGGGTACAGCGCCAACGCAGGATTGGATTAACCAAACCGTTTCGGCATATAACGATCCAAACGCTACTGTGGGTAATGTCATTCGTGACACCGCTACGGCAGCATCTGCAAGCGGCACGCCGTTTACCAATACTGCGGGTGATCCAAATAGTTTTGCTGCTGGCGCTCAATATTATCAAAACCAAGGGTACATACCCGGTGGCACTACATATGAAGGCGTGCCTACTTCATTTGTTGACCCGAAAACAGGTAAAGTAGTTGCTCAATATGGTGTAACACAACAGGATCAAGGCGGTACGCCAACGTCTTATGCATCTAGTCAATTTCAGTGGAACCCATCAAGCTCAGTTCCACAAGGATACACCACAGCTTTAGCTATTCCACAGACCGATTACAACACTGGTCTTTTGGATGCGCTTAAAGGTGTTGGAATGGTGGTAGCCACTATCGGAGGCGCTGGTGCGCTTGATGCTCTCGGCGGAGCAGATGCATTGGCAAGTACGGGGTTTGGAGGTGGCGCTCCGGCCTCATTATCTAATGGTGCAGCAGCTACAGAAGCCGCATATGAATCAGCATTGCCCGGTGCAGGCCAAGGCGCAGACGCACTTGTTAACGGTGCAGTACCTGCTACGTCAGGATTAAGCGCATCTCAGATTGCACAGCTAGCAACGAAAGCCTTGCCGCCTCTTTTAAAAGTTTTAACGAGTTCGGGAACTACATCATCGGGTCAGGGGTCATCTAGTCAAGGATTACCCACTAGCCAAAGCACCTCTGGTCAAAGTTCTCAATCTACTAGTTCAAATGGCCCGTGGAACAACAACGGCAATCCGTTGCAAGCTACCGAATTGACTTGGTCACCAACTGCAGAAAAACCCATTACAGCAGGGGATGCAAATTTACAAATGTTACTTCCTAACTTAGACCCCAGCTTGATGCGTCAGTTTGCCATGAACGGCATGATACCTTCTGGCGTGGGTGGTCAGGCTTCATTGAGCAATACTCAACAGCCTAGCTATTACACCTATGGCTCACCAGCGCAAACCACGCAGTTCACGACCGCTCAGAGTCCTTTATCAATTGATAAGAATTCAATTCAAAGCGGTGTGGCAGGTTATGCGGGTGGGGGCGGCGTCTTATCCTCTTTTAGAGATGGAGGTCAGGAACATGTACCCGAGTTTATTACTGGCGCAACTGGTCATTACGTTAAAGGGCGTGGAGACGGTCAGTCAGATGATATCCCTGCAATGCTTGCCGAAGGAGAATATGTTATCGATAGCAGCGCAGTTTCAACTCTTGGCAATGGATCATCTGATGCAGGCGCAAAATTATTGGATGCGTTTAGGGAATCTTTGAGAGAACACACAAGATCAGCCCCAAAGGGTAAAATACCCCCTAAAGCATCACCGCTTCAGTACATGAAAGAAGCCATGCATAAAGTTGGTATGAAATGAGAAAAGTTCCTGCAACAGCCTTTCAAAAAG